AAGTACACCAATGGCACCAGTGGATATTATGTGAACGAAACACCACAAGGCCAAGCAGCTAAAAAAATATGGGACGCTGCTGTTGCCGCAGATAATCTTGATATTATTGCTAGGTATGGTTCTTTAGAAGGCTATGCCAAACAAGATTATTTAAATCAAATAACAGATCCAACAAAAAGTAGTCAAGCCATTGCTGCTATTCGTGGCAGTCAATCAACTGCTTTATCGCCTCTTGTAACAGGTTATCGTGAACAAGTGTTTCCCGATGCAACAAAACAACAAACACTTGATCAAGTTCAAAATAAAATTTTTGGTTTAATCCCAACAACAAAAGTCGGTGCAACCGGATATGAGTTTAGGGATATTCAACAAGGCTTATCTGATTTGGTTGCAAATGATCCAACCGCAAATAAACTTTGGACAGATGCAAAAACTGAAATCACCCTAGGGCAAACAATAGGGGGAATCCCTGGTCCCTGGACGCAATTAATAACTAGTCTGGGAGTCAATGACTCCATGATCACAAACCAGGATTCATTTGGAACATTGCTATCACGTGTTGCAACTTTAAATCCAGCACTTACTTCTGATAAGACAATTATTGATAGTAACAATGCTTTATTTAAATCTATCTCAGGGCTTAAAAGCAATGCTACATTTCAAGATTTAATTTCTTACACTCCCGAAGTTAATGACGCATTTACGTCTTCTGTACAAGCAACAGAAAAAGCACAAACTGAAAAGTTTGGACAGATGCGCCAAAGTATTCTTCAAGATACTATTGATCAATTAAAAATTGCAAAACAACAAGAGGCTAATCTTGCTTTCTTTAAATCTAGTTCTGTTGGCCAAGAAATTACTGGGCTTACACAAGATATTAAAGGATCATTGCTAGGTGATCTAGGCATTGGAGGTATATCCCCCCTTGGTACGTCCCAACAAAATTTTACTAATCAAATAGATTTGGGACTTGGAGATATTTTTGGAACTAAAAACGGACTTATTTACAATTGGGAAGACTGGTTTAATAATCAAATAGAACAAAAATATGCAGGGGGCATTGATATTCCCAATGATTACGTTGCGTCAAAATTTAGAACTTTATCAAATGGTTTTGTAGATGCAACAACTGCTGCCAATTGGAAACAATACGATGATGCATATACAGTTTTGCAAACAAGCCCTAATGATTTATTTGCAAAAGCTGTTATTGATACCGTGCCTGTTGATTATGTTCCAGTAGCAGATCGTAAGACCGTAAATCAAACATGGCTTGACTATGATACACAGTTAAAAGCGGCTGGATACGTAGATCCACAGACTCTTGCCAGCTGGTCAAAATATGATGATGCATATAAAACATTACAAACCAATCCTCAAGATGCTGCTGCACTAGCAGTTTATAATTCAAAACCTGCGGATTATGTTATTCCTGAACAGCGAATGAACCAAGATGTTCAATTTGCTAAAGACTTTTTCAGTACCTATTTAAAACCACGTTTTGATGCTTCTCAATCAATTACTGAATTTGAAGATTATATTGATGTTACAAAAAATACTCAAAACCCTTTTCAAACACAAGATCGTTTAGACGCATTAAAACTTGCAGCGCAAACAAGTGTTTCAAAATGGTTTACCGATTTACAAAAAGCAGGTGATAGTAAGTTCAATTCCGATTATTACTTTGATCCAAACGGATATTTAAAAGCAAATGGCGTTGGAGACCCAAACAATCCTTTGCTCCCTGGTGCTGCTTTCACTGATTATTCACTTACGGATGCAGGAAAAACAGCGCAACAACAAAAAAACAAGGTAAATGAAGATTGGGTAGCGGCTAAGGCAGGTATTAATACCACCGATGCGTATGGTAATACTATTAACTGGCTACAACAAGCTTATAACTACGGTGTTGATTTAAACAATAAAGCTGCTTTTGCACAACTACATTATCAACTTGTTGGTTTAAATGCTCCAGCGCTAGATGCAAATGGAAACATTGTTAAAAATCCTGATGGCACACCTGTCAAAAGACAGTTTGATGCGGCGCCGGATGTTTACGCACCTCAAATTGCTAAGACATATATTACTCAAATTTTAACTCCTTACCTTGTTGATAAGGCCAACAAAATAGGAAGTGTCTTTGGTGAGTTTGTTAAACCTTCTGATTATGTAGATCAATTTTTAAAGGCGGTTAACTTACCCGAGAATAAAGACCAATGGGCAAATATATTAAAAAGCAGCGGGTTAGATCCCAACACATCGTTAAACGAACTTAAGACTACGTTGACAGATGCGTTGACTCAAGATTCAACTCTTGATATCAAAACAAAAATTGGCAACTTAATTAAAGAAGGTAAAAAACCTACACAAACAGAATTAGGCGTTGAATATCTTCAGAAAGCAGCAGTAAGTGGCACAGCAACACCGGCTAGTGGTATTTATGCAATATTTAAAAATGCTGGGTACAGCGGAAACGAAAGCGATTTTTATGCCACGTTTCTCCCTGGGGCTTCACAACAAGATATCAGCATTATGAATGCTGCCTACACACCGGCAGGACAGGCAAGTTCTTTATTACCAACAATTAGCGGTACCGGGACGGAACAAATTGCTTCTATGGCCCAACTTTTTGGGGATACAAGCATTACAGAAGTACTTGGTACGGCTGGTATCTCGGTACCCACTACCCAGACCAGTGCCCTTGGGGGTTTATTTAGTACATCTGAAGGTGATGTAGGCATTGGAGATCCTTTTGCAGATACATCTACACCTTTTGTTACTACAACCAGTAAAAAAAATGCGGATCAAATAGGCATTGGTAATCCTTTTGATGTTGTGGGAATCACTGATCCTTTTGCAGAAGATTCAGATCCTTTCTCAAGTAGCAACCCTTTTGCAAGTATTGGCTCTACTTCAAGCGTGAGTTCTCCTACAATAAAGACAAACGTAAATGTTTTTACTCAAGGATTTTCTTCTACCAAGAATACTTCCACTGGGTCTTTATTTGATAGTTTTGGTGGTTCGTTTGGTTTCTGATGTCAGAACAACATAGAAAAGCAGCAGGTGCCGCGCATCGTTATCAAAAAGATAAGATGACGTGCAACAAACCTCAAAAGGCACCACCTGGGGATACCCATAAGTGGGTTGTTAAAAGTTGTTACGATGGTGAAGAAAAAATTGTAAGGTATGGTCGCCGCGGTTACGAAGACTACACCCAGCATCATGACAAAGATCGCCGTACCAACTTCAGGGCACGTATGGGATGCGATAAAGCAATGGACAAAAACACTCCTAGATACTGGGCCTGTTCTCGGCTCTGGTGATTTGTGGTAATCTATTGACGGAATATTTTCAACCCTCATGGCAAAACCAAAGTCCACTACATCCCTTAAGATTGAGTCCAAGCCTAAGCGCACCAAACAAGGGGACGGCAAACACTCAAAATCAAATCATGGCCGCAAACTTAGTCGCGGCCAAGGCTGACATTTAATTTCAATTTATGTATACAATGGGAGTACTTATTGTGCTCCCATGTTTTACTTTGTAAATGCAATAGACATTATTTGTAAATACGAAGGGTTTAACGAAAGAGCGTACCCCGACCCTATAACGGGAGGAATGCCATTTGTCTTGGGATACGGCACCCAGTATTATCCCGATGGTAGTCCCGTCAAGGCTGGCCAGTACTGCACCAAAGAAAAAGCATTGGAGTACGTGCAGCATGAAATTACTTGTATTGAAGATGACTTAGATAATTTACATATCCATATTGACAACTCAATGCGACAGGCTTTAATCTCGTTTATTCATTCCATTGGCTGGAAACCTTTTCTTTACAGTTCAATTATCGACTATATTGAACAGGAAAACTGGGTGGCGGTAACGGAAGAAATTAAATGTTGGATCTTTGACCAAGATCACCAAGTGGTTGGAAACCTCCTGGAACGCCGCAGAGAAGAAGCTCGTCTGTTCTTAAACCGTATTCATGCTGATACCAGCCATGCCGGGGAAATTCTTCTTGCAGCATTTAAAAATTACTCTGGTTCCCCACATGAAATACAAGCTATCAAAAAATTAGAAGAAGATACCAACCCTTACTTGCTTGCTGAATTTGCAAATACATTCCAAATAAAACAAGCTGATTGGATCGAACAAATGGAAGATGACTTTCATCTGATCTGATTTGCACTATAGTCTTAGAATATTGATACCAGATTCATGAAGAACGCAATGGAGCGGTCAGTGGAACCACGGGAATTTGAACTTCCCCTAGAACTACAGTTCTCCATGCGTAAGGCTGAGATTGCAGCCCAAGAAATGACTTGGGACGAGTTGCAGGCTGCTTTACTAAACCTTTACCATCAACGTTTGATGGAATGGCAAGCAGTCAAAGAAATTCTTGCAGGTGAAAATATTGAGTTGTCTTTTGATATCCCAACAGATTTAGAGTTGGCAGAACTTGCCGCCGCCTGCATATACTATGAAGACGACGGCGAAGATGACGAAGAAGAACTTCAACCGTTTTGATTAGCCGCATCAAATATAATAAGCCGTTCTAGATACCACTTATTTTTTTTCAAAGACTCAATACCGCCCTTATGGCGTTCACGCCACAAATATTTTGCGCAATTACCTTTTAAGTAACCCCTAAATTCTTCAGCTGTTAATTGAGCTTCAATTGCCTCGATACATTCAATACCACCGTCCACATAATGAGGTGGGTGATTGACCATATCTGGTTTCATCTCTGGACGTGAAGGAATTGTTGCCCATGGAACAGGGCACACCCCATCTTTACACTCTAGAGTGACGTTACGAGCTTCTGGCCCATCGGTAACGTTCCCGGATACTGGTACGCTTCCTCCATCGACGGGATGAAACCAGTCACTCCTGGCCGATTCCCTTCCAGGGCTAGGTTGACCCTTGGGTTGCTGTCCTGACATAGGGTAAGACCACGGTTGTATTGGTCGTACAATGCTACATCATGATTTTTGGTTGCGAGTGGAACCCCAAAATCACAGCAACAAGCCATGCGCTTCAGAAGTTCGTCATCTGAAGTAATGAATTTTTGCAGAAAATCATCAGGGTCTTGACGCCCCTCTAATTGCTCTGCATCATTTTTATAAGCATACATAGTAGCAGCCGCCACTAAATTCTCTCGTTTACAATACTATCATGGAAAGATTTTACGACCCAAGAAGAGGACAGGAATCAAAACCGATTCCGTCTAACTATGACCCAACAGTAGATGCGGGTTCTTCCGGTGGCGACACAAGTGATTTAAACCCTGGGCGTGCATATAAAACAGATACTCGACATTTTAGTAACGAAGAAAAAATAACAGCTGGCAAGGCAGGTACCAGTAATGTCAGGGGGGAATCAAAAGTTAATAAATATTTAGCCGCAGCCAAAAGCGCAGGTAAATTTAAACAACAAGCTTTGATTGATGAGCCGCAAATTCGTGGCCGCACTCCAAGGACGGAAGCCAATATCAAAGGTACTAACGTGCCAACACTAGGTGACAGGATTGGTATGGGTGGTAGCACCAACTACGCAACTAAACCAACTAGCTCCGCCGGTAAATTTGTTGGTTTTCAATAATCAATATAATTAGATTCTTCCAAATCTAATACATGTTCCAGTTCATCAAAGATCCCCTGGAGCACATTCAAAACCCATTGGGTATTGTCTGAGCTGTACTGAGAAAGTTGACCGGCTAGTTCTTCGTTTTCAAGCAGCATGATTGATCGATAAAGAATATCAACAATATTTAAGCGTTGCTCAATATCACGTAAATCTGTCATGGTCATGCCTTACTATATACAACTTCTTGTAATTGATTTTGATATTTACCTTTCCGATCTTGATAACTTACTTCACAAGGATTACCTCTAAAAAATAACAATTGAGTAACACCTTCATTAGCGTAAATACGATTAAATAACCCAGTACAATTACTGATTTCCAAGGTTAAATAGCCTTCCCACATTGCTTCTGCAGGTGTAATATTTACCATAATCCCAGAACGTGCATAGGTACTCTTGCCAACCGCGACAACGGTTACATCTCTAGGTAACTTAAGCCGTTCTTCTGCAACACCCAAGCAATAACCATAAGGTGGCAAAATAAAATAAGAGCCCTTTTCATCTTTTAGTAGTTCGGTTGGCACCAAAATATCACTGTCAAAATCTTTAGGATCACAATCACCTGCTTGGATACGACCAAAAATTAAACATTGTTTAGGCGACAACCGAATGTCATACCCATAAGAACTTAGTCCATAACTAAGAATTTTTTGTCCGTTTTCTTTACTGACCAAATGATCCTGGAATGGGGAAATCATACCCTCTTCAAGGGCAAGCCGTTTGATTTCTGCGTCACTCAGGATCGACATAAATTTTTTCAATCGTCCTTTAGTATACAGAGTCTAATAAAGGATTCGGCCCTTTCCTTTGTAAATATCAATAAATTTTTCAGTGGCATCGCCG